GACCGGAGGCGGTTGTCACGGTCTCGCTCGAATTGTTCGTGCCGAACCTGCGCCCCATGAAATTGTTTGCAATTTGATAGCACGCCTCTTTTATGTCATCCGGCGCAGTCGCAGAATAACCCCACGTCCCCGCCACTGTGATAGCCTGTTCAATATCGCCATCGTCGGTGGATTGCCAATACACACCGGAAGAGCCGAGCAATTTGATTGAAAATTTCGGCGTCTTGTTATATGGCAATAGCACGTATTGAGCGGATGTAATAACCGTGCCATCGCCATTGGTAAGAGTAGTAATGCTCAGGCAGTCATCATCGGGGAAAATCAATTCGTCGCCGTCCGGGGTATCATATTTATTCGTTGCAGAGCGTGAATAGAACGTGCGATTAGTGCGCCCGTCAATGTAACGGCTGGCGGCCTCGATAGCATTTTCGATAACGGTATCATCCACGCCATCTAATGACGTAATGCCCTTGTACGCCTTATATTCTGCCAGTGTTAGATAGCCGTTGGTGATGGTCATGGTTGCGCCTTGAATACAAAAAGGTTATGCGGCGTTAGCTCGAACTTTTCCAAAATCAAATCAGCGAACAAGCGGCGCATTACCCAGGGTTGAAAATGAAACAAGTGTGCTAATCGCAGAGGCCCGCCGGGGCTTTGGTCGCTTGGCACTTCCACGATTAGCCGCCCGCCCGGTGCTAATAGCTCAATCATCTTGCGCGCCGCCTTTACGGGGTCGGTCATGTGTTCGAGGACATGAATACAGGTTATCGTCTGCCATTGGCCCGTAATCCTGAATAGGTCTTGCGAGTTCGGGACTGATTCAGTCACCCAGGCGGGGTTCGCCTCAATGCCGAACGGTTTACAGCCTTTTTTGTCGCGAGTTTCTGCCAGTAGATAACCACGCGAACAGCCGATGTCTAAATGCGTTGTATTCGGTTCAACATACTCCGCAATGCGCGGGGCGGTGCGTTTCTCGCTGGCGTCCAGTTCGTCCGGGTTGCGTCCTAGTGAGGCGCGGTATAACCCAGAGGAGTAGTATTCATTCACGCTATCATCATCGAGACGCGGGTTTTGATAAATCAATCCGCAGTCGGGACAAGTGAAATAGGTTGTAACGACTGTCAACGGCGCGCCGCCAAACACATCATCAATAAATATCAGCGGGGCGTGTCCTTGCCCGTAGGGAATCGCCATTGATTGACCGCACAGAGGACAGGCGTTTACAGTAATCCATTTCATTTTGCCGCCTCGCCCAATAAAACCGCTTCGCTTTTCGCGCCGCCTGCCGCACGAATACCCGCGTCAAGCCGATTCAAATAGCGTTCATCTTCACCAATCGCACCCGCCAACACTGCTACGCCGGTATTTGCCTGCACATACTCTTCGAGTACGCCAATCAATTGGTCAATGCGCGTACTGCGGTGCTTTTTGTTCTTGGTGCGTACCACCGTTTCACACATCAATTGCAAGCGGGTTGCGGATTGCGCCGCGCCAAGTGTGTCTTTGGCGTGCCGCTCAATCATGGATTTCTTTGCGCTCTCAAATTCCTGGCGGCTGAAAACGAAACTCCCGCCGCTGGCCTCTTTCATCGTATCGGCCTTACGAATATAGCGGTCATTCTCTTGCAGTGCGCCGTCATGTAAACCAAATTCAACGGCTCTTGTAACTTGCTCCCGGCTCGCCTCAATAAACTCGTTCATCGTGGCGGTATCGTTGCGCAGTCTTTCGGCAATGGCGAGCGTGTGCGTTTTGGCCTGGTTGTATGCCTCCATTGCATCGGCGGTGGGGCCGCGCAATTCATCGCGCCGTTGCACGAACACATCATAGGCCAGTGTGACTTCGCCCTCGTAACCGTACAAGGGAGCGTTCATCAAAAAGTCGGTATAACATTCGACCTGAATCCCGCGACCGACTGCCACACCACACCAAAAAGTAAAATTTTCGCGCTGGTGGAAAAACTCGGTCTCTGTGCCTAGCTCAATCCCGTAGGTTTCAATTTTGCTATAACCCTTGTAAATGCCGAGGGCGAGAGCGTATGAAATCGTGCTACTGAAAACATTCTTGCGCCGCTTGCCGCCGGTCACTACTGCAAAATTGCGCAGGAGCGTGAATTTGATTTCTTCCAACGGGTACTTTTGCGACATTGGCACATCGGGGTATCGCTCTTGCATGTAGACCGGAATCTCTTTGTTGCTTTTCAGCCAGTCGTAATGTCCGGGGTCGGTGCGGTTGGCAGGGTTGCGCCAGATGGGTTCAACGTGCATTTGAAAGACCGCGTCCGCCCGCTTTACCCATTGGTCGGGGTTGGTCTTGCCCATCATTTCGTTGAATACCCATACGTCGCAATCTTCGCGGGCCTGATTGTAAATGTGCCGAGTGCCGTCATAGTTGCCAAGAATGACCAGCGTATTATGTTGATTCACAGTGCGCGCTTTCTACGGGGAGGGGGATTAGCCCCTCCCCGTCTAATCTAAATCTGTTACGTGGTAATCACATCCTGCGGGTTATTGGCAGGATACTTCGGTTCGAGGAACGCGAGCGCGCCCACGATGGTCACAGTGGCGTTCGCGTCCGGGGTGATAAGCGCGTGAATGTACCGATAGTCTGCGCCCTCTGCCGCGACTGCGGCGGGGTCAACGTCAATCAGCAACACTTTGTTGTTATCAGCGGCCGCGCCCGCAAGAGCCACGCCCGTTGTGGTCGCGGCAGTCACAGCACCCCAACCAGAGGTGGAGGCGGTGTTATCGGAGAGCCGATAGTTAAAAGCGATTTGAATCGCGCTTGTAGTAGTATTGGCGGTTGACACCTTAACCGTCACAGTGGGCGGGTCGCAGGTAATCGCGCCAAAGTTCAGCACCAACGTTGCCCAATTTGCGTACTTGAGGTCAACGATATTGGTTTTGGTAGCCGTCGCGACGATGTCACTCGGGCCGAGGATGGGCAGGATTTGCATACCCTGCGCAAATTTAACTCCGTTCATTTTTATTCTCCTTTATCGCGCCCGGTTAGGTGGTGGCGGTCATCACAACGAACGGGGAAACGGTTTGCCCGTCTTTTTCCGTGCGGGTGCTTGACCAAGCGGGCTGGCCGCCCACGCGATAGACGAACCGGAAGGCCTGTTCATCGGTCGTAAAGTAGAGGTGAATACTGGAGGCCGCTTGCACCCCGCCCGCCTTTTGAACGGACAGATAGGCCGAGGGCGAAATCAACATGATGTCACCCTGCGAAGCAAGCGCGGCGTTGTATTCGGTTTCGTAGATGGGGCGACCGAGCAATGTACCGTAGGGGAGATTGGTCATTGAACCCTGCGGGATGAAAACCGGCATCTGGCCAATAGTCAGATTGAGCAGGTTAGAGAACATGCGGGGATTGACCAGCCACACATAGTCCTTGTATTCAATCGCGCGGTATGACCACATCGTACCAATGTCAACGGCGTCAACGATGGAAGTCGTCGCGCCGTGATGGACGGCGGAGGCTTTGAGCGCGCCGCTGTTCATAATGCCCAGCGGCTTACCAATACCGTTACCGTTGATAAAGGCGTCTTCAACCTTGAAGCGCAGTTCTTGGGGAACGGTGCGTTGAATCCACGCGCCGAGCGCGGTCGCATCCTCAAGCAGTTCATCGGTCGCAACGGACAACGCCGCGACTTTATTAAGCTTGACTTCGACCTGGCGGAAAGCGGGCTTTGAAGCGGTTTTCGTGCCGCCCTCATTCAGCCAGTAACCTTGCAGGCCGCCCCAGCGCGAGCCATCGGCGCGGCTGGATTCGTCCACGACGTTAAAGGTCATGGAGTTGCCCTGAATCGGTTGCGGGTTGAACAGGCTCAAGAGCGTGCCGGTTTCGTACATCGGCTCGATAATGCCTGCGGCGACTTGCGGCGGGACAAGGTATCCACCCTGCGAGGGAATGGCCTCATTCAAGCCGGTCGCCTTGAGCGGGAACAGGCGTTGGTCGGTCTGCGTCGGGTATTGATTCGCAGTTTTGACAGCCATAGCGAAATCGCCAATGCCCTTGAAGGGATTCCCTTCCAGCGCGCGGTCGGCTTCGTCATGGGTGACGGTGATTCCAGCGGAATTGATAGGCGGCTCGCTTTCGCGGTAGGCTTTCACCGCATTAGCGGCGGCATCGCCAACAATTTTCTGGAGCTCGTCCTTGGACAATTCAAACTTCTCGTTATCCATTTGTGAAACTCCTTTATCAGTTTTGACCGCGCCGCCGTCTGCGATTGCCTGCGCCTGTCCTGTGGCCTCTGCGGGTGTTTCGCTCGCGACTGTTGCGGGTGTTGCATTATCAACGCTCAATAACGATTTGAGCGATACAACCATGTTTTGCTCGCGCTTCTCTGCCGGGGTGGGGGTTACGCTCGCTTCTCCGATAACCCAGCTTTTTACCCAATGTGTGCCATTAGCGCGGGGTTCTCTGTCTACCAAATGGCCGAGCGCACCGCTTGACCATCCCAGATTTTTAACTTCTCCGGCAATTGCTTTTTGCCACTCTTCACGATTCCATATAATCGCATCAATCAGAATCCCGGTGTCGGATTTCCAAATCTCGCCCTCGCCAACCGGTTCACGAATAGTAACGTCTGATATATTCCTGCGGCGCGCCTTGAGAGGTTGCCCGTGATGAAAATAAATATCAACACGCTTACGCTCCCCATCCTTTAATCCGTAATTCGTTTTTGCGGTAAAGAAATCATGGTACACGGTTGGGTCTGCGTTGGTTTCGTCGCCAAACGTCACCAGGTTCCCCCCAACCCTTATACCTTCGGGCGTTTCGCCCAGGGATTTGATTTCACCGCCGAAATTAATAAAAGTATTGTCTATGTTTACAGACTTCTCCACCGCGCCACAATCCGCACCGTTCTCCACGCTGTAATCGTGAATCATCTGCAAGCGTTGCTTGTCTTTGGCGTTATTGCGTGCGCCTACTTTGACCTCATCCATTTATCACCTCACAAACGAAAAAAGCGGCGTTGAGCAGGCCGCACGGCAAATTAAATCCGTGATACGACCTACCCAACGCCGCTTTGACCTCATTTTACATCTCTGCCGCGTTGCCCGCCAAATGCAGGCGGGTTGCCTAGATTGTCAGGGATATTATACTACAAACCCGGCGCGCCGCCATACATCCAGCGGTTAAATTCTTTGACCGCCTTCGTTGTCGCATCCCGAAACACGCCCATGACTTTGCGCCGATTGGAAGTCATCCACGTCTCAAGCGCACGCCAGCCGGTGTTGTGGTGGAATTTTTGCTGATACTGCCCCACCACAAATTGAGCATATGGCGAATCAGTTTCGGCGGTCACATAATCCGAGCCGCCGCCCTCGCCGTATTTGAAGTGTATATCGTTTATCATGTTACCAGTACGGCGATAAGGTACATTTTGATTAACGTATCCTTTGGGACGCTCCCACCCCTTTGGTTTAGAAAATCCATCCGTTGCAAAATACGCCCGCCGTTGCTTTTCGCTTGTCCACTGGATAGGATACTTAACTGCGCCCGGTTTTAGGCTCTGCTTGTCCTTTTCCATTTGCTCCGCGACGGCCTCAAGACCTACCTTTACAACCCATTTGGGGAGTTTGGGCAGATTCTTGGATAAGTTCTTTAATCGCTCTGCATCTACCGATACGCTAAAACTCATTTATGCTCCACTGCCGGTATCCCGCCTTTCGTGAGCGGTTCATCCGTAATGATTACCTCACAGTCACATTGCCAGCCGCCGCACATCAGCTTGTCGCCCTGTGGCTCTATGCCCTGCGAGAATAGCTCTTCCCAATCTTTCGCCCGTGCCACTACGCCCGCGAGCGCGCCGCACGTTTCACAGTGTTTTTCAGTCGCGCCCAATTTCCAGATAAAATGGTCATCCTCCGCCGCTGTGACAATGCGCGCCGTGTTGACGGTGCTTGTGTAATTGTTCGCCCACATCTCGGCGCGGGCGCGTAGCCCGTCAATGCTCGCGCCGTTCTGTGCGGCCTCTACAATATCGGCGGCGTATTGGTCAACATAGCCGAATTGTTCCGCCACTAAATCCTGATAGACCTGCTCCCATTCCGGGAGCATATCCTTGTCAGGGTCAAGTCCATTGTCGCGCATCCCCTCATTCCAGGCGCGGCGCATCTGTTGCTCCAATAACCCGGCGAGTTTGTCCACAAATTCGGCCTCGCCCATCTTGCTGTTATACAGGTCACGCACCGCACCGTCTAGCACGCGCAAAAAATGCTCGTATGTCTTTATCCCCACGCTCTCCAACCGTGCGAGCATATCCGCCGTGAGATATTCGGCGGGCAATGCTGAAATAGCTTTGATTACAGCGGCGCGCAGTAGGTCGGTCATATCAATCTTCTTTCTTGCACTCGTTACAATTTGCCTTGTGCGAATTGTAATTATTCAGTGCGGTGCGCAGGTCTGCAATCATTTTCGCGGTGTGCTTCTGCGCACGCTCGAAATTATCCATGACGCGGCCGTATTCATCATACAGCCGCCAACCCTGCGGGCAAAGGTGGAGTTTCTGCATTTCAATCCTGAATTAGTAACAACTGAAAATCACAGTCAAGTTTATTTCCTGCCGGGGTCAATCCGGGAATAGCCGATATTTTTATAGTACATCCGGCAGGACATTTTAGATAACTCAAATCATTTGAATTGCTAGAATCTGCCGCAAGGAAAGCCCGGTCTTGAAAATGATATGCACCTTCGCAAAGGGTGC